GGTGGATGGGGATTACGTAACAAAGAGAGAGTAGTACTAGGACCTGCTTCTGATGCATTCGTTGGATGTGATCTTATTTCAGATACAAGTAACTATCAACTTTGGTATGATATCAACTCTGATACTATCAAATACAGATTGAGAAACAAATTAGGTACTCAAATTGGACATCCTCATTACTGGGTTTCTAACGACGTAAACTAAGAGCATTAACCGATTATTAACTAACAAAAACTTAAAATTATGGCATGTGATATTACATCAGGATTTCAACTAGGTTGTAGAGATAACATGGGTGGACTTCGTCAAATTTATATCTTAAGTGGTTCAGTTAGTTCAGTAACAGGCGCAAATAATGGTTTATTAACAGCTATCAGTGGATCAGGTACGTTCTTTTTATTCGAACTTGCTAAAAACACAGGTGACTTTACAGAAACTATTAACAGTAGTATCGAAAATGGTACAGTTTATTACGAACAAGTAGTAAATGCACCATTCCAAAAACTACAATCGTCTACTCGTAATCAGGTTAAGGTTCTAGCACAGAACCCAGACCTTAAGATTATAGTTCAAACTAATAATGGTACTGAAGACGGCGGAATAGGACAATTTTTCTATTTAGGCCAAGAAAATGGTATGACATTATCAGGAGGAACTGGACAAACGGGGACAGCTTTTGGAGACCTAAACGGATACACACTAACATTTACAGGGGATGAACCATTCCCAGCAAGTGAAGTAAGTGGATCTGTCTTAACAAGTGTACTTTCGGGTATAACTGTAGGATCTTAAATATATTCTTAAAAATTGGGGGGTCTATAAATGACCCCCTTTTTTTTAATATCTATCTTATACAATAAACATATTTATTCTTAGACGATGATTAGACTAAATTACAGTAGCAGCGGAACAGATCAAAGCGCACTTTGGGTAAATTACCAAGTGAGCTCCTCTGAAGCATTATTTTCATTAACTAGTAGTTTTGATCAATCATTATGGGAATTATCTGGTAGCATCATATCTAATAAAACTAAAGGTGGAGACGGATGGTTATTAGTAGAAACTAATAGAAATGCAGCGCCTACCGCAAGTGGACAATGGTTTGCAGATATATCTCCATATGTAAGTGAATTTACTCCAGCAATATGGAATGTAACAGCACTTAAATGGGAAGATAACAATGAACCAATTGCAGTTTTAGATTATAAATGGGCAACGTTCCAAAAATATCTAAATAGAAAATATGATGGTGGTTTCATTGATACAGAAAGAGTATGGGTCTCAGGTTCGAACGATCCAGCTATAACAGATTATGTATCAAATAATGAAAACGGTACCTTTAACACATATCAATACTAATGGAAAATAAAAAATTTAACTTTTCGGCTATTAAACGTAAGGAAGAATTCGCTAAAAGTGGATTTGACAGAGAAAGTAATCCTTATCGTCACGGAGAAATGGACAAGCCAAAGTATATGAAATTTGGAGCTGATAATCAGTATCCAGAATATTTAATTTCATTATACAATCAATCATCAATACACGCTTCGTGTATAAATTCAATTGTACAAGCTATAACCGGAGATGGTTTAGTTACAGACAATGAAGACATCTTAAAAGTTGCTAACAGAGATGGAGAATCATGGAATGATATCTATAACAAAGTAGCTTTAGATTATAAATTATTTGGCGGATATGCTTTAGAAATTATTTACTCTAGAGATAGAAGCCGTATTGCGGAGATTTATCATGTAGATTTCTCACACGTGAGAGCTATGGAGAAATGCGATCGCAATAAAATACCAGGTTATTATATTTCAAATGAATGGAGACCATCATTTGATTTTACAATTAATGACATGGATAAAAAATTACCTCATTTACCTCCATTTAATTTAGAGTGTAGAAATGAGGAACCAAAACAATTATTATACCATTCACCTTATAGACCAGGACAAGGATATTATCCATTACCTGATTACGTAGGGGGATCAAAAGTAATAGACTTAGATCAAGAAGTAGATAATTTCCACATATCAAACATTAAAAATGGTTTAGCACCATCATTAGCAATTACAACTTATACAAATGCAAATGATGAGGAGCGTATGGCTATTGAGAATATGTTAAGATTACAATATGAAGGTACAAGTAACGCAGGTAACATGCTTTATATGGATGTTGCAGATCCGTCGCTTAAACCCGATATAACTCCTATTCCACAGAATGGGGCTGATGACTACTACACCACTTTAAATGACGTAGTTTCACAGAAAATTTTAACGAGTCATCGTATAACAAGTCCAATGCTTTTAGGTATTAAATCAAATACAGGATTAGGTAACAATGCTGAAGAAATAGAAACATCATATAGATTGTTTTTAAATACAGTTGTATTACCATTCCAACAAAGTATATTAGGTGTGTTTGAAGGATTATTAGAATTCAATCACGGAGAATTAACATTAGGTGTAATACAGAAAAACCCATTATTTGAATATGAAGATGCAGATGAAGCAGAGGTAGTAGTATCTCAAGATGCAGATGTAGATGATGAAAAAGAATTAGATGATCAAATAAATGATGATGCACCATTAACAGAATAGATATATGACAACTACATTATTAATTAGCGAAGCAAAAATTAGAGCATTTAGTGATTTAAATGAATCAGTAGATGATGCTTTAATGGTAAACGGAATTAGAGAAGCACAAGATATAGCTATACAACCTATTATAGGAACTAAACTATATAATACTTTAATCACAAAAATTGATAACAATAGTGTATCAGGGTCATATACAACATTAATTGACGATTACATTCAGCCGGCATTAGTTTATGCTTCATTGTACAATATTACAGAGGCTGTAATGGTAAGAACTAGAAATAACGGATTATTAACTCCTACAGGGGGTGAAAATAGCGTTAATGTAGATAGATCAATGTACGATGCTAAACGTCAAAGCATTTTTAACAAACAACAATTTTACGCAGATCAACTGTCTAGATACTTAACTGAAAATCTAGCATTGTTTCCTGAATTAGGTCAAAATACATTACTATACCAATTTGTACCTGACTATGGTAGTCAGTACAGATCACCTATTGTAATGCAGAGGAATACTAGAGCAGTATATATGAACTTAGCAAGACAAGCAGGTTTACCAATTGTAAATTCAGCTTATCCTGCATATCCACCTCCAGGACCAACTAAATACGATATATAATTATGGCACAAGATTTATCAGGCTTATACATTAGCCAATCATTTCAAAATTTAGTACAGCGTTCCGCAAGTGGAGCATTTAATGTACTAGCAACAGCTACAGGTACGGAATTTATTCCAATATCAGCATCATACGCTATTTCAGCTTCAAAAGCACAATCAGTAGTTAGTGCTTCATATGCTGTATCTTCTTCAAGAGCAGTATCAGCATCAAGAGCAGATAGTGCTTTAAGTGCATCTTATGCTGTAACAGCTTCATTCGCAGAAAATGCTACAGTTAATAACTTACAAGAAGTATTAACAGCAGGTAATTCAGCATCAATAGGATTTACTGTTACAGGATCAAGTATTATATCAGGATCATTAAGAGTTCAAAAGAAATTAATTTCAGGAGAATTTAATAATACATCAACTTCAATTGGACCTGTAGCAATTATAGGTGGTGAAAATAATACAATTGATGGTTCTACTCAATATGGTATTATAGCTGGTGCTACAAGAGGTACAATAGAAAGTGCTGATGCAACTGGTATTTTAGCTGGGTTTAGAAACACAGCAAGAGGTACTTATAATGCAATTGTAGGTGGTACTTTAAATACAATTGATAACGGAGGATCTGTAAGAAAAGGAAATGTAATTATAGGAGGTAATAGTAATTTAATACCTGCAACAGTATCAGGATCAGTTATTATAGGAGGACAAAATATAACAGCATCAAGAGATAATGAAGTAACTGTGCCTGCTTTAGATGTAAAAAATAGAGCAATAGTATCTGGCTCAGCAATTATAAGTTCATCAGCACAATTATTAAATGATTATTCAGTAGAAAGTATTGGTAATGCTAGAGTTATAAAAAATGTAGCAGGACAAAATGCAACATTAGTAATTCAAGATGATGCACAAAATTCATTTACAGAAGGACCAACATTACAATTTAGTGGATCTAAAGTTGGTTTATTAAAATCAGATGGTCAAACAAACGTCCGATTTGAAATGGGAAGAGATTTTGAATGGACAATAGGATCAGGTGGTTTAGCACAATTTAATATTACAAAAGAAGCTCAATCAAGTGGAGATTTTAAAATTGAAGATAAAGGATCAAGATCAGCAAGATATATTCACGAAAATCAAAATGAAACAGGTAGTATAAGATTTGCTAATCCAACTAAGGATGTAGGTGTAGCAATAAGAATGGATGATAACAAGATGGCATTACAAATGTATTCTGGTTCAGCATTCGTTCCTATTATACAAAGAGCATCAGGTTCAAAACAAGTAAATCTATATGATTCTACTTCAAGCACTGGTTCATCAGCACAAGTATTAACATCTAATGCTAATGGTGGGATTGAATGGGCTGCCGGAGGTGGAGGAGGAGCTGCTTTTCCATATACAGGAAGCGCTCAAATAACAGGTTCATTATCAGTAACAGGTTCAACTACCATAGAAGGTAAAGTAAATATTCAATCTGGAGCTAATAGTGGAAGTGCAAATACTACAGGTCTTAAAGATTTTTTAACTGTAGGATATAACAACAATAATAATACTATTAATGGTACTATAATAGGTGCTAATAACACTGTTAATGGAGAAAACAGTTCTATTTTTGGTGGTGATAGTGTAACTATTAATTCCAGTTATAATTCATCAATGGGTGCTTTTAACTCTACAATAGATAATACTGCTGATGCTTCTGCAATGTTAGGTGGATATCAAAATACTTTAGGTGGAGTTAGATCTGCGTTAGTAGGAGGAAGAAATAATGATATTCAAGCAAGCTCAGATTTTGGTGCTATAGTTGGAGGATTTCAAAATACAATAGCTACCGGAGTTACAGCATCAGCAATTATAGGTGGTAAAAACATTGTAGCATCTAAAAGTAATACAGCATATGTTAATGGTTTAGAAGTAACTTCATTAGGAGCAAATATTACAGGTTCAATTATAGGAAGTGGTAATATTAGAGCAGGACAAAATGCAGCAGCATTTGCTTCAGATTCAATAGAATTAGGTTCAGCTACAGTACCAGTTCAATATGGTAACATTATAATTCATGGTAGTAATACTAGAGATTTAGGTAACAAATATAATGGTTTCCAAATACAAGCTGTAGGAGGAAATACAATACAATTTGCTAACTCAGCATTTACAGGATTAGGAAATGATGTTCATTTATTTTCAATGGGTGCTAATTCAGTAGGTAGAACAGATAGTATAAAATTATGGTCATCAGGATCAGGTGCAGATTTAAATTTATCTACTGATGTAGTAATACAATCAGGTAATAAATTAACAATGTCTGGTTCAATAGAATTAGCTAATAGCACAGGTAGTGTAGGTCAAGTAATTGGTGTAGACGCAAGTGGTAAAGCTAAATGGGAAACTGCAAGTGGCGGTGGAGGTGGAATAACATCATTCCAATTATCACCTAGAACTAGTTCATATACACAGGCAACAGCGCCTGGATGTGATTATGTATTCCAAACAGCATCAATTGCTGGAGGAACATTTGCAGTAGGAGATATACTAGAAATTAGATCTATGCTTGAACAAACCGGAGGATCAGGTACTACATATCTTACATTTAATGTGTACCAAGGTAATGTAGCGCCAGGAGCTGGATACCCAGGAGGATCTGGAGATTTACCATTAGCGCAGAGTCAGAATAGTGCTGATGGTAAATTATATGTTAATAAAACATTATACATCAATTCAGCTACTGAAACATCAGTATGGAATACAGGTAATCCAAATGACACAGCTTATAATGCTGTAGCAGGAGGAGATCCAATACAAAATTTAAATATTGACTGGACACAAGATCAAACATTCTATTATGGTGCTTGTATTGATAATGCAGGACATACACTTAAAAATTACGGTGGTATAATTAGAAAATTAAACGGATAAAACGAAGGTGAAGGTAAAATAGACGAGCTATGAACTTGGTCTAGAGGGTGTTTCCACAGAGGCATCCTCCCTTTTTTTCTAAAATAGCGTGCCTCCCACATTTCTTTCTCGTATATTGAATCCCAACATTAAAATGGACAAATGGGACAAAGAGAAAATAATACAAAAGCTAATGTGAAATTTATTAGAGATAAAAAGCTTAGCAAAGTCATTGGAGATTTTTGGTTGAATAGAGAAGGCGAAGTGTATCTCTGGGCTACTAAAAAACAGACATGGATCAAATGGAAAACTACAACGTTTGATAATGGTGATATATGTTTCAAATATACACCCAGAAATCATTACAAAGGTAAATGGATAAATGTTAGAAATTCCTGTCATAAGATATGGGGTGAATGCTTTGCTTAAACATTGTTCATAAATTGTTCACAACTCTCTCTGCGTTTTGAACTTCTATTCAATATTTATAACGGGAGAAAGAAAAGGGATAAGAAAAGGCAATAAGAAACGAGAGAGAAACAGAGGCTACTAGGAGGCGTAACAGGGGGAACGTATATTATCGACGCATAAATGGACAACAATGGGCGACAAACTATCTAAGACTGAAATGGAATCAATTGTCAATAACGAACTTCAAGCCGTTACTGAACAATTATTTGTAAATGCTAAAAAGATTTGCAGTTACAACTTTGACAAGTGGGGACCAGACTTGGTTTCTCACACGGTTTTATATTTTCTAAATCAGCCAATAGAGAAAAAGTATTTCATTGTTACTTCTCCGTCTAAAAAAGTCTCAGCATTAGAACGATACCTTACCTCAGCTATGTCATTAGCAATTCGTTCTTCAACCAGTCCATTTTATAGTAAACATAGAAAGCACATTGAGTCTCATAGAGTGCTTTTTGATGACTATGATTACTCCTCCAAGATTGGTTACGCTGAGGCTGCAGACGATGAGGGAGATGTTTGGACTAACATGAAAGAGCAATTACCTTTACTAATTAATGAGTTACATTTTTATGACAAATACCTCATTCAGAAACATTATATGGAACAATTAACTGTAGGTGAAATTAGTAAATTAACAAGAATAACGCCTCAGCGACTAAGTCAAGATATTCGTTTTGCATTATTAGAATTAAAAGAAAAATTAACAAATAAAAACATAAAACAATGACAGAAGAAATTTTAAGAAATTATTGGTTGTTTACAGCTGCCTGCACAATCATAGGTTCAGTAGTAACAATATTTATTTTCAAATACCATGCTATAGTAGCATATTTAAATCGTAAAATCACGTTTATACTGCAGAGAAACAAATGTCGCGATACAGTGTATGAAGTGATGAAAGAATTGCAACCATTAAATAAACGCTATATCAGACAGCAGGTTAGAGAATATTTAAAGGAATTGCAAAAACCAAGTTATGAAACGAAGAAAACTACCGAGAAACCTATATCTACCGTCAGACGAAAACGCACTGGGGGATCAAAGATCAAATAACTATAGAATGATACGTCTAAACCCAATTAAGAAAACAGATAAAAAAGAATATACTAATAATCAATTTGAGCAAGAACAAATAATATACAACGATTTGCCTCAAAGTTATAAATTTAAATACAGTGGATCTAAAAGAATCAATGCAACAAAAACCTCTAGGTAATTGGGATTTAAAATTACTACCAGAATTTATTACTCCAGACGAGTGTAAAAACCTTATAGGATTAATTGACAAAGACTTAAACGAGTCTACAGTAGCATTAGGTGCTGAAAGAGTAGTCGATGATTCTAGAAAATCACAAACAGCTTATTTATGCGATTGCTCTAAAATGGTAATGGCATTAAAAAATAAAATAGCTAAGGAATTAGGTGTTAATGTAAATCAAATGGAAGGTTTACAAGGACAAAAATATGTTAAAGATGGTTATTTTAAAGAGCACCATGATGGGTTTGATCAAATAAATATAAAGAAATTCGGTTTACATTCAGGTAATAGAATTAAAACACTAATGATTTATTTAAATCAAGATATGGAAGGTGGTTGGACTACATTCCCAGTAGTAGATAGATCATTTATGCCTCTTGCTGGATGTGCTTTAACATGGGATAATTTAAAAGAAGATGGTAAACTACAACCTGCAGCTAAACATCAAGCTGAACGAGTAGCATTTGGTGAAAAATATATTGTAACAGCATGGATTAGAGAGAATGCTTGGGATCCATTACAGGATGATTTATTAGCAGAAGAGTATAAGAAAGAAACTAAGGATTTACCTCAACAATATGGTAAGGCATTTGATATTCTTGATACTCCAGATGAAGTAACAAATTTAATTACTGCATTCTTATTTAAACATGATGCTGAGGACGAACAAGAATTACACGAGATAGACGGTAAATCACGTTTATATAACTTAGATAAAGCACCTAGCATCACAAAACGCATACATGAAATTTATTTGCCTATAGCAGAAAAAATGTCAGGTCAAAAATTAGAACCTACATTTGTTTATGGTGTTAGATCATATGGTAAAGATAGTAGTTTAAAAATGCACAGAGACAGAGCTAATACACATGCAGTAAGTTTTAGTGTAACATATAGTAAGGATGCTGATTGGCCTTTAGTATGTGAAGGTGAGGATTTAAATGAATATAAATTAGAATTAGAACCAGGCAAATCATTGTATTATAATGGTTCAAGATATAAACATGGTAGACCTAGTAAATATACAGGTAAAGAATATCTTAACTTTTATGTTCATTATAAAATAAAAGATACTAAAGTAATACCAATTAAGCCTAAAAACAATAGTCATATAAAAATGATCTAATGGGTAGGCATTCAGGTTGTAATAGAGGCAATACTAAAAAAGACAGTAAGGAAGTTATAATGGCTGTATTAGTAGAGCAACGTAAAAAATATAAAGAGGCATTTGAGAAGGTAGGTGAACATTTAAGAAAGGTAGAGGAAAGAAAGGCTGCTACTAAAGAACGAAATAAAATTAGAAAGAAAAAAAACAAAAACGTAACTAGAGCAAAAAATAAAAACGACTATTATGATTAAATTAGGTGACTTAGTAGAGAAAATTTTGTATATTACGGGCATCAAATGGTTATGGGAAAAATATAAAGGTGGACCATGCGATGAGTGTAGAAAAAGAAAAGAATATTTAAATAAATTATATGATAAACATAATTCAATTGGGGAGTAACACAGGTAAAGACCACGTTACAGATTTCATAGAATACTACATAGACATAATAGATAAAGTTTTGTTAGTAGAGGCATTACCTCAACTAGCAGACAAGCTTAGGGACAATTACAAAGGATATAATACGGATATATCAGTCCATAGTTGTGCAGTATCAGATAAGAATGGTACCGCAGATTTTTACTTTCTAGAAAATACAAACTTAAGGTTATCATCATTACTCCCTAACGTTCATAGTGATTTTATGCGAGGCACAAGTAAAATTACAGTACCAACATTAACATTTGATTCATTATGTGCTAAACATAGTATGAGTAAAGTTGATGTATTATTTGTTGATATAGAAGGTTATGATGAGGATGTTATATCAACTATTGATTTTGCAAAGTATAACATTGGTACTTTAGTATGGGAATATAATCATTCTAGAAGACGTAATCCTAAACAACATGAAGCATTAAAACAAAAATGTATGGATTATGGTATGGTACAGGAAAATAGAGGCATGAATATTATTATGACAAAAATAGGAACAGAAAAATATAATATAACACTACAATAATGAAAGTATATCTAAGATTAAGCAACCAGAATGCTAGTGCAGGAGGTAAAAAACAACGAATTAAAGGATTTGATAAATTAGATTGTCTAAGAAATTTAGCAACTGAATTTGGAGCAGACAATATTACAATAATAGCAGATTCATTATCAGAAACGTTTAAACAACAAATTGAAACATTAAAACCATTTCATCATAGTAATGATACACCTAATGTTCCTAATTTAAATTTACGTGTTATACACGTAGAATACGGTAATGGTGCTGCTACCTATAGACACGCATATAACTTAGCGATTGAGGAAAATAAAGATTATGATAACGTGTATCTAGTAGAAGATGATTTTCTACACCGTCCTGGTAGTAAAAAAGCAATGATTGAAGCATTAGATAAATGGGAGCAATATACTACATGCTATGATCATCCAGATAAATACTTAAACGCAGTAAACGGAGGAAACCCACATATAAAAGATGATGGTGAAATAACACGTGTGATGAGAACAGATAATTATCATTGGAAAATAACAAATAGTACAGTGATGACATTTGCAGCTAAAGTAGGTAGATTAAAATTAGATTTTCCTACACATGAGGAATTTAGTAAGGATACAATTACTGATTCATATAGAATGTTTATGGCATTAAATGAAAAGGGTATTGGTTGTGTTTCTAGTATACCTGGTTTATCAT